TTTCTGTGTTGTAAGTACCTGAAGGTAGAAGAAGTGGAACTTCCTAAGCACACTTACCTGTCGGTCCCGCAGGCAGTGATGCAAGCCGGCGGGATTCCTGTGTTCCGGCACATAGAATGGGCCGGCATGTATAAGCTGAATCCTTATCCTATCGTCGATGCGGCCAAGAGATTCCGCGCCGGGATGTATGAGAAAGGAACCTACATGTGCCTTTCCTTCCATATCAAGAAACACCTGAAGATAGGAAAGGGAGGCATGATACTTACTGATGACATTCATGCCGTTGAATGGTTCAGGAGAGCACGGTATGAAGGCAGGAGCGAAGTGTTCTATAAGGACGACAGTATATCTGAGATGGGATGGAATATGTATATGACCCCCCAGGAGGCAGCTCATGGTCTGGCACTCATGCAGAATATGCCCGAGGTAAATGAGGATCTTACTGAATCCTACCGTGATCTGACTGAGTTCCCTCTTTTTAAACAGTATGAAAAAACACAAACAAGATATTACTATGATCCGCGGAACAGTAGCTCTACCAGTTTGGAATAGCAAGCCTATTGCCTGGCTCTGTATGGAGAGCCTGTGCAGGCAGCTCCCTCCAACAGATGAGTGGGAGCTGATCGTATTTGAGGAGCGGCACCCGGAACAGCTCGGTGAGTCATTCTTCCGCAGTTATGAATCCCGGCTGAAGAAGGTGGGGAATGCGAGGCTTTCATATCTGACCTGCGATGATAAACATTCCTTGTCCGAGAAGTGGATTACCATTGCCCGGTACTCATCTATCCCGAGTGTTTATTTCTGTCTCTGTGCTGCCGATAACTATTATGATCCCCACATGCTTCAGGATGCTGAACGGAACATTGATGAAGATGACTGGTGTGTGACTCCCAAAGGTTATTTCTACGATCTTATCCTGGATAAAGTTGCCCGGTATGATGCCATGCTTATGGTGGGCCTGCAGATGACAGCCAGGACAGATATGGTGGCACAATTTCCCTGGGAAAAGATCAACAAGCGGGTGGATATGTGGTTCAGTGAGAAGATGAGCCTGAAGGGATCTATCATGACGGGTAATCACTGGGAGGGGATCCTTTGCACCCAGGGCCTTAATAACATATCAAAGGAGAGGCATCAACTTATTGTTGACTGCCATCCCCCTTTTTACGAAACAAAAAAGAAACTGCATAATATTATTCCTGAAGATATTGCCAACCGACTAAAAACATTATCAAGATGCCTGAAATCACTGTAATCATCACAGCCTACAAAGACCGCGGATGGATAGAAGAAGCTATCCGGTCAGCAGAGAAACAGACCTTTAAGGATTATGACATTATTTTTGCTTCCGATGGGAACCCGTGGATCGAGAATTATGCGACAGATCATGGTATTCCTTTTCATTATTTTCAGAAGTCAAATTATTCCACTCTTGTAAACCGTGCGGTAAGGGAGGCAAAGGGAAACTGGATAAAGATACTTCACGACGACGACCTCCTGACAGATACATGTCTTGAAGATCTGTATAATGCCCGCGGATCTGCCGACCTGGTATATGGCAATGCTATCATCTTTAATGGCGATGACAAAAAAAACTTTGAGATATACCGTCCCCCGGATAAGGTGACCCTCAGAAACCTCCTGCCGATAACCATCTGCCCTGTGAATTTTGAAGCAGAGCTCATTCGCAAAGAAGCTTTCCTGGATTCAGGAGGTTTTGATGAGAGGCTTGGTTATTCAGAAGACTATGACCTGCTTATCAACTTCCTGGTGAAAGGGTATTCTGTTCAATACTGCGATAAGGAAGTTGTGTGGTACAGGCATCACCCAAGGCAGATATCAGGCAATGAGCCAGAGATGAAAAAAAGAGAGCAGGATTATCTGCAGGGTAAGTACATTGAGCAGATTGTCAATTTGATTAAATGGGACGACAAATGATAGGATGCCATTTACAGGGAGGGCTCGGGAATATGATGTTCCAGATAGCGGCTCTGGAAGACATGGGACGCAGATCCGGCTTTGAGACCTGTTATCCTGATCTTGACAAGCGGCTGAAGCTGCTTATGGATTCAGCATCACATTCCCAGAATGCTTTTGATTACCTCAATATCTTCCGGAACTTCAACTGGCATAAGAATTATGATAAGGTTTTTGTCATGGAGAAGTACTTCTCAATACCTCACAGGTATGTTCTCATTGAGCCCGTAGACAGATCACTCTATATGGGCTACTTCCAGAGCGAGCGGTACTTTGAAAGGGCAGCTACCCTGAAACTCTTTGAGCCCTCGGATCGTATTAAAGAAGCTTTGGCTTGGTATGATTTCACTGACTCATGTTCTATTCACGTGAGAAGAGGCGACTATGCCGGGCAATATGCCGGAACCTATGCGATACTCGGGAATGAATACTACCAGCCCGCAATCAATATGATCAGACCAAAGAGATGTTATATCTTCAGCGATGACCATGGCTGGTGCAGGCAGAACTTCAGTAGCGAGTTTATTTTTGTTGACGAGTCTCCGGAAGTGGAACTCTTCATGATGAGCCGCTGTACCCATAACATCATTGCAAACAGCTCCTTCTCCTGGTGGGGATCGTACCTTAACCGTAATCCTGATAAGAAGATCATCGCTCCCTCTCAGTGGTATACAACAACAAGGTACAGCGCAATGGATATTTACTGTAATAACTGGACAATAATATGACAGGACAAACTAATTTATCAACCAGAAATACATGGATAAATCAGCAGCTCGGATCTATCCCCGCAAAAAACAGCATTCTTGATGCCGGTGCAGGAGAGCTGCAGTGGAAACCATACTGTTCCCACTTGCAATATATATCTCAGGATCTTGCCCAGTACGATGGCAGAGGTGATGGCAAAGGATTGCAGTGTAAAAGCTGGAACTGTATGAGGATTGATATCATAAGTGACATTGTCGACATACCTCTTCCTGATGCTTCCTTTGATGCTATCCTTTGCTCTGAGGTGCTTGATCATGTGCCTTCACCTGCGCTTGCCCTGATGGAGTTGGACAGACTTCTTAAGCCCGGAGGGGTTATGCTGCTTACCGAGTCCTTCTGCGGCCTCACAAACCAGTCACCGTTTTTCTATTATACCGGGTTGTCGGAAAACTTCTATCGCTATTATCTTTCTGGTTATGATCTTGAAATTATGTTCAATGGCAATTATTATGAGTGGATTGCCCAGGAGATCCATCGGCTGAAGTCATGGAAAAAGATCAGGTTGGAGGTAGCAGAAATGGTGCTTGAAGATATGGCGCTGGCTTCAGCCACAGATGAGACCTCTTATGAGATACTTTGTTATGGATTACTTGTTAAAGCAATAAAAAGATGACAGCTGATTTCAGAGATTATGAGATGGTATGCGCGGCCACTGCAGAACGCGAAGATCTGTTCAAAAACTTTCGCAGAGAGTTTACTTTCTGTGATATGTATGAGCATGTCACCTATGAGCAGGGGCTTATTTACCTGGAAGAGATAAAGAAAGTACCGGAAGTATTTAATAACATAGAGAAATTCCTTACCAATGACACTATTGGAAATCCCAAGATGCGACTGTATGAGGATTTGGGAAAAGAGGTAGCTCCTACAACTCTCCGCTATATCAAAGTTTTAGCAGACCTCTTCAGGTTATTTGGATCTCTTGATGATATGAACATTGTGGAAGTGGGAGGGGGATACGGGGGCCAGTGCAAGATACTTCATGATATGTTCAGGATAAAAAGCTATACCTTGGTAGATCTGCCCTATGTCATTCCTTTGGCACAGAAGTATCTTCAGAAATTTGATATCATCATCAGGGGCAATAAGGGTCCTTACGATTTATTTATCAGTAATTATGCTTTCACCGAAATATCAAGAGGCTACCAGGATCTTTATATTGAACACTTCATAAAGAAATCTTCCATGGGTTACATAACCTGTAATTTCTATGAATGGTATGAAACTGAGGGTATGCTTGACTTTGGAGAATTGATAAGCCTGATGCCCGGTGGCCAAGTGCATGAAGAGATACCTCTCACGGCAAAGGATAATTTTATCTATACATGGAATTTACTTCACAGATAGGGCAGGACAAATGGGTATGCGAGTTCTTCAATTACAAGAGGGAGGGATACTTCATCGACCTTGGTGCCAACGACGGCATCTGGCTGAACAACACATTTTATCTTGAACAGGAGCTCGGATGGACAGGCCTTTGCATTGAACCCGGAGAGACTCCTTTTGCTGCATTACAGAAGAACAGAAGCTGCACCTGCCTGCGTAAGTTCATTTCAGATAAGAATGGAATGATAGATTTTGAAGAGATAAATTATTCCCGTCCCCGGAAGACAGGCACTCAGGAAGTGGAATCAGCAAGGCTTGATACACTTTTCGCATTATACGATGTGCCCCGGTGGATTGATTACATAAGCCTCGATGTTGATGGTCCCGAATATGAGATATTAACTTCCTTTCCATTTGATAAACATGAAGTAATTCTCTGGACCATTGAGCATAATCTTTTCAGATTCGGGCCTGATCTTAAGAACAGGATAGAAAGATTAATGAACAGTAAGGGCTATGTTGTAGCGGTTGAGAATGTGCCTGATGGTGATTCGATTATTGAAGATTGGTATGTAAATGAGAAGTATTATGCCAGGATACAAAGAACTGTTTAAGAGATATCCTAATCCTGTATTCATTGAAACAGGATCCTACATGGGCGACGGTATCCAGGCTGCCCAGGAGGCAGACTTTGAAACGATATATTCAATAGAGCTGTCAGAATCTTTATACCAATATTGCAGGGCCCTGTACGGATACTGTCCGGGTGTTCACCTGGTGAACGGAGACTCTGCTATTGAGCTCGGTAACATCCTTAAGGAGATACACGTGCCGGTCACCTTCTGGCTTGATGGTCATTACTCAGGCGGGGCCACAGCCAGGGGCCTGGTTGAAAGCCCTCTTCTCCAGGAGCTTGAAATTATATCTCGGCATAAGATAAAAACTCATACCATCCTGATAGATGATCTACGCTGCTGGACAATAGAGACCCATGGATTTAATACACAGTCGCTTATAGAGCGCATAAGCCTGATCAATACAGATTACTGGTTCCAGTATGAGGACGGAAGAGATAAGAACTTAACGATATACCGAAACGACATACTTGTTGCAAGATGCCTACAATAAACCTTTTGAAGACGAAGAAGAAGCAAGTGGCCACGCTCCGCAAAGGCAAGTTCCAGGAGATATACCAGGATAAACGCTGGAAGAAACTGAGAGCTGCCAAGCTCAGGGAGAACCCTATATGCGAAAGATGCGAGATAAAAAATAAAGTTGCGCCAGCCATAGAGGTGCATCATAAGATACCATTTGACTGGGGCCGCACAACTGAAGAGGTGGATGACCTGGCTTTTGACTTCGGAAACCTCTCCTCGCTGTGCGATCCCTGCCACGACGAGGCCCATGACGAGCTTAATAAAATGAGAATGCGGGATCTCTTCAATGCCAACCCGGTAAACAAATAAACAGGTGTTGTTGAAATCTTGTTTTTAATTAGTCTAAATTAGGATAACAGAATCCAGAACTTGGGATGAACTTTGTCATGATAGATTTAACCAGTAATCTATCCCATAGTTCAAGATGACGGTGCAACGACCAAGAATCCCTGAATCCATCGGTGAGGAAGCAAGGCTGTTCCTCACTAATCTTATTGACCTCCTCGAAGAACAGGACATACTAACATCACTTGATCACAGTGCGCTTGAACTGCTTGGCTATACTTACGATAACTATATAAAGGCTACCCGGGTGATACAAAAGAAAGGATTCACCCTCCGATCCCCCAGGGGGGAAGAGAAGTCGCGTCCGGAAGTGAAGATACAGATCGACTCTCTCATCCAAATTAACAAGATAATGGACTCTTTCGGCCTTAATCCCCGGGCCCGCAAAGAGATCAGCAAACCCAAAGAGCGCGAACAGCAGCTCAACGACATTGACGTATTCCTGACAAAGACCAAAGAGAAACTTTAATGAGCAAGATAAGCTACCGCATACAGTCAAAGATACTGGGCGCTGACGGAAAACCTGATTTCGTCAAGTTCGGAGTGACAGAGAATATAGAACAGACCATCAAGTTCCATATTTTTCATCTTAAGCACAGGACACATCCTGATCCGCAGCTCATGCGTTATACCTGCACCCGCGGTGCTGATGTACTGGAGTTCATCGTTGATGCTCCTGCAGAGTCGCTGGTGGATCCGCTGGTAGAGAAAGCTATGATTAAGCCTGAAAAAGAAACAAGAGGGAAGAGTAAAAAGAGTGGTTAGGTTATGGACTTATATCAAAGATGTTGAATCAGGAGCGGTACCCAGCTGCATCCATGTGAAGAACGCTGTCAGAAGATTCAAAGAAGATCTGAAACGTACTGATCTTGATTTCCGGAAGAACAAAGTTAAGCAGGTGGTCGACTTCATCGGTCACCTGAAGCATTTCACAGGGCAGCATTCAGGTAAAAACTTCAAGCTGATGCCCTGGCAGTATTTTATCATCGCAAATCTTTACGGGTTCTACTGGAAGGGATCCAACCAGCGACGCTTCCAGACCGCATATATTGAAGTGGCACGTAAGAATGGCAAGACAGCTCTCAGCTCCGCTCTCGGCCTGTATCATCTTATTGCCGATGGTGAAGATGCAGCCCAGGTCCTCATAGCTGCAAATAGTAAAGAACAGGCTCATATCTGTTACGATATGACTGCGAGGTTCTGTAAAGGGTTTGACCCAAGGGGTGATTACCTTAGACGTTTTAGGGCGAACATATTCTTTGAGAAGAATAATTCTATGCTGAAGGTTCTCGCCGCTGACTCCGATAAAATGGACGGTTACAACTGCTCCTTCGGACTGATAGATGAATACCATTCAGCCCCCAACTCTAAGGTCCGTGACGTGATCAGGTCGTCACAGGCAATGAGGGTCAACCCTTTACTCCTCACTATCACTACTGCCGGCTTTGAGAAATCGCTTCCGTGTTATGATTTAAGAACCGTATGCACCGAAGTGATAGCCGGTCTGAAGGAAGATGATTCCATGTTCTCCATAATCTTCTCCCTGGATGAAGGCGACGACTGGGCTGATCCGGTTAACTGGCACAAATCCAATCCCAATATGGGAGTGACAGTAAACGAATCATTTATTCATAAGCAGGTACTCCAGGCAAAGAACAATCCTTCCGATGAGACAGGGATAAAGACGAAGAATCTTAACATCTGGTGCGATACTTACCAGACGTGGATCCCCGACGACTACATACTTAAGTCAACCAGGGAGCTCACCTTTGAAGAGTTTCAAAGCGAAGAGGCATATATAGGAGTGGACCTTTCATCCACCCAGGACTTCACGGCAGTGAGTTATCTCTTCTACCGGGAAGGAAAGAAGTATTTCATCATCAAATACTACCTGCCTGCAGAGAGCCTGAAGACAAGAGCCGACAAGGAGATGTATAAGGAGTGGGCCCGGAGAGGGTATCTCACTATCACCCCGGGGAATGTGACTGATTATGATTATATCACCAGGGATATCATTGAAGCATCAAAGACGTGCTCAATATTCAAGATATATTATGATAGGTACAATGCCACGCAGTGGGCTATTGATGCCACTGAGATAGGCTTGCCGCTTGAACCGTTCAGTCAGACCGTTGGTAACTTTAATGCTCCTACCAAAGAGCTTGAGAGAGCTATACTTAACGGTGACTGTGTGTTTGACGACAACCCTATAACCAGGTATTGCTTTCGTAACGTGGAGCTGAAGTCCGATTATAACGGCAACGTGAAACCAAACAAGGGAGTAGCTGCCAAGAAGATCGACGGTGTTATCGCTGCTATACAGAGTATGCAGATCTGCTTGCTGAGAAATGAGAATGTTTATTCCGGAAAAATTTACTGATGAAAATATTTGGACTGGATATTAAGAGGGCAAAAGAGGAGAGGGATATCACCATCGGTCCGAGCACAGGTATCGGACTTCCCTATGGAGGCAGTTCGTCATCACTATCGGCTACTTCGGCCATGAAGCTGTCAGCCGTATACCGCTGTGTGGATGTACGAAGCGACAGTATAGCAACGATGCCACAGGATATATATGTCAAAGACGGGAAACAGTGGATTAAAGACGATAACCATTTTGCCTATTCCATCCTTAACATCCAGCCAAATCCGTCATGCTCTTCATATACTTTCCGTAAGACACTCATGGCGCAGGTAGACCTGTATGGAAACGGGTATGTAAGAATATACCGTAATGATTACGGGGATCCACTGAAGCTGGAACTTCTGACAGGTGGTGTTACCATGTACCTGAAGCCGGATCTGACAGTTTATTATGAGGTGCTGAATGAATATACAGGAACACGCGAGGTGATAGATGGTGATGATATGATCCATGTCACCAACTTCACCTATGACGGGTTGCTTGGCGTGTCGGTGCTTACCCATGCAGCGAATATAACCAACCTTGCACAGTCAGCCGACGGCCAGGCAAAAGGATTCTACTCATCAGGAGCGAACCTTTCCGGGATAATATCGGTACCTGGCAAGATAGATGCGGCAAAAGCCAAGCTGCTCAAGGAATCCTGGGGGGCAAGCTTTAATTATAACTCTTCCCTGGGTACGTCAGGGGGAGTGGCAGTGATGGAAGGAGGAGCTGAGTTCAAGCCGGTGTCTGTCAATCCCAAAGATGCGCAGATGCTTGAGACCAGGCAATTCAATGTGATAGATATATGCCGGTTCTTCGGGGTGTCACCTATAAAAGCCTTTGATATATCATCAGCAACCTATGCAAATGTGGAGAGCTACCAGCTCGGATATATCACAGATACTATTGCTCCGCTGGCACGTAAGATAGATAACGAGTTTAACCGCAAACTGTTCAGGCCGAGCCAGAGGAAAGAGGTGAAGACAGAACTGAGGGTTAAGTATCTTCTCAGCACCGACCTGGATACCCAGGCTAACTTTTACCAGAGCATGTTTCAGCTGGGGGTTTATTCACCAAATGATATCTGCCGTGATATAAATCACCCGACGGATCCGAAGGGTGATAAGAGATATGTGCAGGTGAATTTGGCGGAGCTGGGCAAGGAACCGACTCCTGATCAAAATAAGAATACAAATATAGTAAAAACAAATTAAATGGACAGGGAAATAAGATGTATTGACTATTCTCATGCAGAGATAAGATTGGTCAGAAAGACAAGAAGGGTTGAAGGCTATGGCATTGTCTTCAACAAGGAGAGTAAAGATCTTGGCGGCTTCACGGAAATTATAGAGCCGGATGCAGCTGCGGACGTTCTCGAAAGGTCAGATGTGCTGGCGCTTCTTAATCATGATGAATCAAAAGGATTGCTGGCAAGATCAACAAACGGAGAAGGAACGCTTGATTTAATCAAGGATAAAGTTGGTGTTAAGTATTCTTTTGAAGCTCCCGATACTGCTCTTGGCGATGAAGTTTTATCAGGCGTAAGGCGGGGGGATATCCGTACTTCATCTTTTTCTTTCTCAGTATCCAAAGGACAGAAGTGGGAGAAGCGTAAGGATGGTAGTTATTTGCGCACCATAACAAAGTTTGATGCTATTTATGATGTTTCGCCGGTATATCGCGAAGCATATGCTGACACGACCGTTGCGGTCAGAAGCTTAACTGATCTGAAAACCAAAGAAACACAAACAGAACAAATGAAAAATATTGATATTCCTGGACAGGAAAAACGTCAGGTTATGGATATAACCAAGCTAAGAAAAGAAACCCTAAAAGACGGGACCGTCATAGCTTATGAAGACTGGCTTTCAAAAGGAACCCAGGTTTTTATTGAGAAAGACGGAAACTTTGAATCCGCGCCAGATGGCAGTATGATTCTTCGTGAAAGAGAAGAAATCTATACATCTAATGTGGAGATGGTAGTTAAAGATGGTTGTGTGACTGAAATAAAATCATCTTCTACTTCAGTCAGCCGGAAGTCTCCGGAAGACTTAAAAGAATATTTTATTGAAATTGAACGTAAAATTAAATCAATGTAATTTATGACTTTACTTGAAATGCGGGACAAGAGAGGACTACTTGTCTCAGATAATGCAGAATTGTCCGCAAAGATCAAAAAGGAAACCAGAAAGTTCACCGATGATGAACAGAAACTTTTTGATAAGAATGTTGCAGAAGCAGCTCAACTCGAGTCTGCAATCTTGATTGAAGAAGAGAAACGCAAGTTTGATCAGGAAGCCGTGAAGATCGTTCCAAAGATGGAAGTGAAGGCCAAGAGGTTCAGCCTTATGCAGGCCATGAGGGATGTTATCGAGAATAATCCAATCGACCCTGATCATCAGGCCGTATTTGATGAAGGCAGAAGTGAGTTTGCAAGATCAAATATTTCTGCCGCTGGTAGAATAATATTGCCTTCCCAGAGCCGCAAACTTTATGAAATGACTCCTCCTGAATTACGTGCAGTAATCGTCACGGGACAGACAACAGGTACTACAGCCGGTGGCTATGCCATACAAACAGATAAACTATCAGTATTGCCTCCTCTCACTAATTATTTGGTTCTGACGCAGGCAGGTGCGACTTATATAAACGACCTCGTTGGGAACCAATCTATACCAACATACAGCGGAACAACCGTTGCATGGAAGGCTGAAGTGACAACTTCATCGGATGGTGCCGGAACGTGGGGCAAGGTGGATCTGAATCCGAAGAAGCTCTGTGCATACATTGATGTGAGCAAGATGTTTCTGCTTCAGGATTCAGTGGGTGCTGAGAGGATGCTCCTGGAGAACCTGTCAAAGGCTATTGCAGCCAAGCTTGAATCAACCATCCTTGGAGTTGGTGAGGGAGCTGTTGCTACAGAGCCGGCTGGATTATTCTGGAGTGCCTATACATCAGGCGCAACAACCCTTACATGGGCCGTAGCTGTTGACCTTGAGCAGGACGTGGATGCAAATAATGCAATTTATGGTAATAAATGCGCTTATATTACTAACGCAAAAGGCCGCTATACCCTGAAAACAACTGTCCGCACTGCAACTTATGGCGAACAGATGATCATGGAAGGTAAGGAAGTTAACGGCTACCCGGTTTATGTATCCAACGGTGTGCCCAAAACAACTGACTTTTCAACAACCACAGGTACCGGACTTATCTTCGGCAACTGGGCTGATCTGATCATAGGCCAGTGGGGCGGCTACGATATACTTATTGATCCTTATACCCAGGCTGCACTCGGTGAAGTCAGGATACTGGTCAACTGTTATTTTGATGCAGCAGCTGCACGTAGCACATCATTCTCAGCACTTCATATTGCATAGACCAGGCATATATGGCATCGTACATCACTTTGGACCAGGCAAAAGATCATCTTAGGGTTGACTTCACTGATGATGATATTTACATCCAGTGTTTAATGGATGTAGCTGAGACCGCGATCCTGAACGAAATAAGAGGACAGGTCACCAGCGAGGGCACGGTAACAACAGCAGGGACGACTACCTTAACCGGTGACGGAACAACATTCACCGACTATAAGGCCGGCGATGTGATCAAGGTTGAAGGCGAGACATCCACCAGGATAATAGCCTCCATAACCAGCGACACTGTTCTGCTTGTTACTGTTGCCTTCTCTTCATCAGATTCAGGGTTGACATACACCCTTGAGCCCACGGCCATTGTAAGTGGTGCGTTGCCTAAGCCTATATATCAGGCCATGCTCCTATTGATAGGGCAGCTTTATGAGAACAGGGAGCCGGTAGTTATTGGCTCCATTGCCACAAAACTGCCCTTTTCACTGGAGTATCTACTTGCACCTTATAAAACCTGGGTGGTGAAATGAGAGCCGGGAAACTGGATAGGAAAGCAGACTTCTATGCGAAGGCAATAGCCCGCACTGGTGACTATTATGAGTCAACAGACACATGGCCAACGCTTACGCTTACTGCATGGGGTGAAATAACCTATGTAGGGGGGGACGCTATCATATCCAACGATGAGAAATTCTATTCCGGAACACTGTTCCTGAAAGTACGGTACCGTAGCACGATAGTAGAGACCATGCGGGTATTGATAGACTCAGTATGGTACCGTATCACATACATTGAAAGGCTCGGAAGGAAGGCGGGGATGAAGATAACGCTCGTCAAGATCAATCAATGAAAGCACAGCTGACAGGCTTTGAGAATCTGCAGGCAGTGTTTAATTACATGGACCATGCAGATAAGAGGAAGATACTGCTGGCTGCTTTCAAAAAGGCTGTGAAGCCTACAGAGCTGATGATGCGCGACAATGCCCCGCACGGAAAGACGGGCAACCTCCGGAGGTCAATCGGAACGATAGTGATGAGAGACCAGGTGGGGGTGTATGTGGGGGCCAGAATCAAGGGTGGTTATAAAGGTTACCACGGGCGCATAGTAGAAGAAGGAACGGTTCAGCGCTTCAGGAAGACGAAAGGGGATGCCCCTACCGGCAAGATGCGGTATAAAGGATTTGTGCGCACGGCAGTGAGGCTGACAGAACCCCTGGTGATGAATACGGTAAGGGATGAATGGGACAAGGCTATTGAGAGATTCATAATAAGAAGGAAATGATAGGCAAAACGATTAAATCATTACTGGCAGGTGACGCTACGCTGGTAGCACTGGTAGGAACAAAGATCTACCCTTATGTCATGAATGAAGACACGACGATGCCTGCAGTTATCTATACCATTGACTCTCTCCTGGGGGTGTATACAAAAAGAGAATGGGCAAATGATGAGATATCGTTCTCGGTTTATTCGTTCTCCAAGGATTATGCCCAGCTTCAGTCTGTTGTCTCAGCCGTAAGAGGAGCCCTGGAACTTAAGTCTACCGGATCAGGAACCCAGGATATTAACAGGATCTACCTGGCAGGCCAGGATGAAGGCTATGATAACATGGCTGATGTCTTTTATAACAAACAAAATTTTACAGTTACAATTAATACTTATTAAGATGGCAGACACAATAGTAAATGGAACGGATGTTCTTGTTTTTATATCCCCTTCAACAGGGACAACAACATGGACCACGTTCGCGAATGCAACCAGCCATACGCTGTCGGTGAAGATGGCAACCAGGGATACCTCAAACAAGGATTCCGGCA